ATAACATTATCAAACTTCTCATATAGAATCTCACCTTTATGTGAAATGACAAAGGTGTTTTGATTCTCTGTCAAGTTTCTTATGATATTTAGAAACTCTTCAGTACCTGCCTCGTCTAATGATGAATCCATGATCTCATCTAAGACTAAGATGTTTGTGTTAACACTGTTTCTTAACTTAGCAATAGATCTCCAAGTAAAGAGTAGTGCCAAGTCAATACGCATCTTCTCACCCTCAGAAAAGTTAGCATACTTGAACTCATCTCTAAATCTGGATTTGATTGTTTCTTTAAACTCTTCATCTAAATGAAAGTCTACAAAGAACTCCATGCTTGCCAAGTATTTGTTTATGAGTTTGTTCATGATAGGTAAGAACTGTCGAATGACTCGTGTTCTGATACCTGAATCTGTCAATACTTTCATTGCTGTATCATAATAGAACTCTGTATCGGTAAGATCTTCTCTGTTCTTTTCGTAAGATTGAAGTTTCTGCTCACTCTCTTTTAACTTTTCTTCATAGTTAGTAGAGTCTTCACTTTCTTTTTGTAGTGCAGCAATCTCTTGTTCTATCTTTTTAACATACTTTTGATTTGAGATAACTTCAGATTGTAGAACAGCAATTTCATTTTGAATTGTTTGTATCTCACTTTGAATAACACTGATCTCTTCTAGTCTGTCATTGTAATCTTTTACCTTTAGATCTAGATCCCACAACCCTTGCTCAAGTTCCGAGATCTTATCAGTTCTTTCTTTGTTGTGTTCTTTTTTATGGTTTTCATCAATGCCTTGTTTACAAGTTGGGCAGTTGTCATTGTTTTCTAAAAACTCTATCTCTTTGCGTATCTTTTTACGATTGTCTTCTATAGACTTCTCAAGTAATATAAACTTGTTGAGTTTTTCCTTTACTTCAGCAAAGTCTGCAATCGTTGTATTCTTTTCATTAACAATGTCAGATTTTCCTGTAATCTCTTCTAGAGTTTTATCAATATGATTTTCAGTTTTTTCGACACTCTCTTTGAACTCTTTAACTTTAGCATCTTTGTTATCTTTTAATGAGTTGATGGTGTCATTCAATCCACTGATGCGTTCCTTGATCACTCTAGTCTCTGCCGTGTTCTCACTGAGTTCTTGTTGTAATTGTCTGTTCTTACCCTTTACTATATCATACATGACAGAAAAGATTCTGATGTCTAATAAGTCTTCAACAATCCTTCTTCTCTCCGCAGTCTTTAACTGCATGAATGGTGTAAAGTTAGCAGAACCCAACACAGCAACCTGAGTAAATGATCTGTGTGACATTTGTAGTATGTCTTTTTCTAAGATCTCTTGGTAATCTGCTTTGTTAGCATTTTGGTTTAACATTGTATCATTACAATACACTTCAAAGATAGAAGGTCTATGCCCTCGTCTTACTAAGTAATTCTTACTGCCGATATTAAACTCGACTTCAGTCATCATGTCTTTTCTGTTAATAGAGTTTACAAACTGTTCTCTTTTAACATCACGGAAACCTTTATTGAAAAGGTTCCAGCATAAAGCATCTAAAATTGTAGACTTACCTGCACCATTGTCTCCTACGATCAAAGTAGTGCCATGTTTGTTTAAGTCGATTTCTGTATAGGTATTACCAGTGGAGAGGAAGTTCTTCCACCTAACTTTCTTGATTGTTATCATAGATAATTATTTTGTTCTAATGCTTCGCTGTATAGACCTCTGAGTACAGAATCTAATTTTGTTTTGTCGCCACTAATTTCCAGTGACTCCACATACTTAGATAAGATAGTAAGTGTATCTTCAGCATCCTCAACCTCTTCATCGGTGAGCATATCCATGTGATGGTTATCATCTACTATCTTTAAATCTACTGGATTAACTGCATTAAGTCTTTCCATGTATAGATCAAATGTGTATGGGTTTTCTTTATTGACAATGATACACTTAACAAAGGTGTTTGCCATATCACTAAAGTCTACATTCAACAGTTCTTCATGCGTCATCTTAGAATCATCATAGAATACTTTGTTAAACATTCTTAGTGGGTTTCTTACTGATATTATCTCTGCTGTTTCAGTATCAAAGACATGAAAGTGTTTCTCGTCACCAAAGTCAGACCAAGTAAACTCCATCTGTGATCCGAGATATCTTACATTACCTTGCAGTGACTTATGATGAAAGTGACCTGACAGTACAGTATCGTATCTGTTAAACATTTTAAAATCTAAACCATGGGGGCATGCCATTCCTGGCATCATGATTGCACCCTCTATCTCAAAGTGACCCATAAGAACTGAGGTCGTAGCATTTTTGATAAAATCTATGCTCTCATTAAAATTGTCAGGGCAAATCCAAGGTACAAGACCAATATCAAAACCATCATAGTTCTTAATGGTTGGATTTGCTACAATGTCTATGTTATCGTGCTTAAACAGTAACAACTCGGGAGCATTAATCTCATTGGTGTTTTTGTAGAAGGTATCATGGTTTCCTAGTATAAGATCCATGCTGATACCTCTTTCGATCATAGGATCAATAAAGTGTTCTTTGTTGGTTGCTAAAGATTTGAAGTTGATAAACTTCCGTCTGTCAAAGTAATCACCCAGATGGATAATGTGTTTGATGTCGTGTTGGTCTAAGTATGGGAAAAAGATTTCATTGTAGAATCTCCCCTGATACTCACCCATTGCTTGGAGGTCGTTGCGAACTCCAGCATGTGTATCATTAAGAATTGCTATCTTCATCTATAAATTTGTCTAATTTACCTTTCTTTTCTTTTTTCTCTGTACGAGTATCATAATCTTGTTTGATCATGTTGTCTTTCATCCACTCAACTGCTGTGTTTATGAAAGCAGGATCTTGTACTCCGTCTACAGTGGTATAAGTGTCAAATAGAACTCCAGCATTTTCAATTTGCTTTTGCTTAATCTTAGTTTGCTTTTTCTCTTTTTGTATTCTTCTTAAGAATGCATAGTAGCAAATCTGTGTGACATAAGCAAAGGCATTAGATGACTTCTCTGGATTAAAATTGTTGATGTACTGTAAAGTGTTTTCTATACCATCACAGATCATTTCATCTCTATAGGTGTAGTTGATAAAGTTGGGTCTAGTGGATAGACGAGTAGCAATCTTATAGATGCACTCACCAATGTACTCTGTAACTCTTGGTGGTGTTTTTTCCTTTGCTACTGCTTCTTTTACATTAAGATTGTGTTCGATTATTGCTTGTGTGAACATCTTATTGTCCACATAGTGTGCTGGATTTACTTTACTTCTTGTTGCCATAATACATTAATTATAAGGGGTAATTGTGTTTTTGAAAAGGTAGTTTTGATGAAATACAATGATAAAATTTCTCATACTTTTTTTCAAAACCCCCTTTTCAGATTAGAGTTTCGGAGTTATAATTAATATGCCCCAGAGGGTAGAGTATATTATATATGGAGTTTAGATTCAAAATCATCCACTGCTCTCTTAATACTATCCTCTGCTAATACACTACAATGTATCTTAATGGGAGGAAGTGAAAGTGCTTCTGCGATGTCTTTGTTTCTAATCTCCTTTGCCTCTTCTAATGTCTTGCCTTTGAGGAGGTCGATGAGTTCCGAAGAAGATGCGATTGCCGATCCGCAACCATAGGTCTTAAACTTTACATCTTCTATGATGTGAGTGTTTCCATGAGGAATGCATTTGATTTGTAGTCTCATGACATCACCACATGCTGGTGCTCCCACCATTCCTGTTCCTACAGTCATGTCTTTAGGATCGAACTTACCCACAGAATATTCTGCAGGGTTCTTAAGCACATTCTCAAATCTATTTATAACTTTTTCTGAATATGCCATTAGTGTATTTTGTCGTCTTTCTCTAGTTTCCTAGTCTCGAAGTTCTCTTTCTTCTTTTCCTTGTAGTCCTCTAGAAAGATATCTGATTCTATATAGTCTTCAGCAAGTTCTCTAGCAGTCTTATCTAGATACTCTTTCACTTTCTTCTGTCCTGTTGCTTGTGAGATAGGTTTGATTTTTCTATCCTCTAGTAGTTTCATCCATTGTGATGCTGCTGAATCATATAGATGGATGTATTCTTGATTGAGTGGTGATCGAAAAAGAATGTCTTTAGTACTGAATGACAGATAACTATCTTCACTGAGAGCAGTGAATGGCATAAAGTTTGCGATAGTCTCGCCAGATGGCATAGAGGTTAGATGCACAGTCATAGGTGCCCATACATCGATACCATAGCATTTGGTCTTATCTATAAGACCTGTACGAGTTTCTCTGACCATCCCTATGATCTCTTGACCATTTTGGAATCTGATAACTTCGTATTTATTCGGAACTAGGGTTTCTGTCATAGTTTGATTTCGTGTATTTGGTAGTCAAATCCTTCACTACTGTATATATTTATACGATCTTTCAGGTGACGAAGTGTAAAGTTGTCGCCATTTAAATTGTCAGCGATATCATATAGTTTCACTTCAGTCTTATCATCACTTATTCTCAGACCTCTACCAATACTTTGCAAGTTCCTTATCTTAGACTTTGATGGACTAGCAAAAACAATATTGTTAATACGACGAATGTTAATCCCAGTCGAAAAGGTGCCATAGGATGCAAGTATAACTCCATTATTGCTTGATTCCACAAGTCCTCTAACTTCTTCACGATCTTTCGCATCTGTTCCTCCATACACATAGTGTAATCTATCTTTAAGTTGAGGTTGCATCATATTGTACAGTACGACCCCATGCTTTTCTACATATTGAAACAACACCAATGTGTTGCCTTTCAAACTCTTAACTAAATTGAAAATGAAATTATTGCGTTTGTCATTTGATACCAGATAGTCCATCTCTTCCATGTATTTCATTTTAGGTTGCTTAGGATGGTTGAGTATTAAACAATGAATGCCTAGTTTCGCCACAGTGCCTTCTTCCATTAAATCATAAGTAGAAACCACTTGAGCATAAGGACCAAACAAACCCTCTAATTGTAATCTATGTACTTGACTGTTATCTAATGTACCAGTCGTTCCGAATCTATAGGTGACATCTTTCATCTTTTCTAAGATGCTTGTAAGTGTTTTTGCTTTGAATAAATGTGCCTCGTCACCTACGACTACATCATATTGATTCATCCATTCTTTGGGTGCTTTACTGAAAGATTGCCAAGTCGATATGGTCACATCAGCATCAAAATATTCTTGACCAGAATAGATCTTACATATAGGTTGATCATAACCATATTCTGCAAAGTCCTTTGACATTTGCTCAACCAATGAAGTAGTTGGTACGATAATCAATGTCTTACAATCATCTTCACCTGTTGCTCTTGCCTTTTTATGCTCATACCAACGATGAAGCATATAGATAATTAAAGACTTACCACTAGCAGTAGGAGATACCAACAGTCGTCTACCCTTAGAGACTGCTCTCTGTACTGCTTCTATCTGATAATCTCTTGGTTCAAAGGGCAGATCTAATAGTTTAGACCATTCTTTTATTTCATCGAAAGTGCGATTCTCTGCACGATTAACTTCGCCATCAGTTTCAAGTTGATAGTTATGCTCTTTGCAAAACTCATGTATGTATGGAAAGAGACCGACATAAATCCTATGGGTCTTAATATTGAAGAGTCTGATATATCCGTCCCAGAATCTATTACGCACTGCTGGCATAAACTTAGCACCTGGAACTTCGAATGAAAAGAAGTCATATAACTCTCGGCAGATACTGTCATCAGCATCTACGACCATATAAACTTCATTCACCTTAGTGAGTTGAACTTTCATTACCTATATGGGAACCCTTGTACCCATCCTACTAATGATATGCGTGTTCCTGAGATAACAGGTTGAACCTGATGAAATAGGAAAGAAGGAAATGCTAAGAATGTTCCTTTCTGTTTACCTGACCATGGAACTGTAGTGATCATCCTATCTAGATCAAGTTTTGTACGACCATTCTCTCTACCGAGTTCCCAATACTGTTTAGTCGGTTCTAAGAATTGAAAGTTTCCACCCTCATATTCCATAGGATCTGTCAACTGTATGACCCATGACAGTTTACGATATCTGCCATCATCACCTATTTCTCCACCATGATCAGCATGCCAGTGATAATAACCACCTTTCTCACCGACTGGTGCACCATTGTAAATGGTGTATTGTAAATTCTCTTGATAGCATAAATCAAAATACCAACCTGCCTCTTCGTTTGCTTGATTGGTAAGTTCTACGATTCTATCCATCAAATGTTTTGGAAGTCTGTCAGGTTCGAACCAACCTGTTGCTGATTTGCGTGACTTTATTTCTACACCACCATCTTGCTTGGCATCTGGATCATTCGGACCCAATCCCACTTTTGCTGGTGATATGTTGATGTGTCTGGCAAGTTCATGAAACTGATTGCACTCATCTATGGTGAGAGCATTAGGAATTTTGTAAAACACATTCGGCAATATCATTAAGCACCTGCCATAAACTTTCGCCACTCAATAATGTTCTTAATAGATTGATGTCTCCATTTTAGCATATCAATAATTTCAGAAATGTATTCTATAGTAATCTTGGCAATGTCTAATTTGTTTTTCATAATTTGCAAATCTTTATCACTTTCGAAGAAGTAATTGAAATCACCTTTCATAATCTTAAGTCCATTGAAAGGATCATAATCCCAACCAAGATCTTCGATCTCTGATTGTGATAGTTTGCCATTGAACCATAACCACTTGTTCTTAAGCAGTTCTTTGTATTTCAAATTCAATTTTTTCTCAACCAACTTCCAGTCAGTTAAGTAGTCAGAGTATTTAGCATGAAGTTTAGGAACTTCTAGTGTAGTTGCGTCTAACTCAATATCATTGATGGAACATTCCTCTGTCCATTCTATCTTGATCTGTTCTAAAGATTTCATGTATACCTTTGTATTTAATATGTTTACAATCCATGTCTTTTATCCATGGACCACCTCTTGTGTAGTGAACAGCACCAGCATTATAAAATTCTGATTCTTCACTATAACCCTCACACCAATTCCATCTATCTGGGATAGCACCAATCTTATTAGCATTAGTCCATTGGAACTGATGTAAGTATTGACCAGACTCAGTATTAATGACCTCTGGTGTCAATTTTTTACAGTCTTCATGAGCATTGTTAAACACCATAAGACTAGACCATAACTTTTTAGGATACCAAACATCCTTTTCGTTTCCTAGTTTTTGTCTATACCCTTTATCACTGAAGTCGTGTTTAACACAGGCAACTGCCTCGTCATGATTGACCGACATCAGTAAAGGACTAGGATCTTCTAAGAAGATAAAGTCATCGTCTACAAATACACTAATGCCTTCATAATTTTGAAGATATGGTATAAGGAAGCGACTGTATGTAAACTCAGTTGATTGATTGGCATACTCTCTTGTATACTCTGGTATCTTAGATATGTCTAGATACTTAATGGTAAAGGGATGCGTCCACTTTTCAATAGATCTTTCACATGCTTTAGTTGCCTCGCCATGTCTAGAATCATATCCTATGTATAAAGTGGGTTTGTTTTCAAACATGGGTCTTATAAGGTCATAATGAGCATCATAGTTGACTTGATAATTTATGGTCTGAAAACACTCCAAATTACCCCATCCTGCCCCATTTACTATCAAATCCAGTTGAAAATCTCCCACTTTATGTACATGATTCTGCCAGAAGATATCAATGTACATTTCGAAGTCCAAAGCATCATAATCCCTAAACATCTCATAAGGATCCCAAACGATACAAGATG